GTGCTGCCGAGTTGTACCAGTTTCGGCTCGCCGTCCAGCGGGTCGGTCATGATTTGTTCGCCCCACCATCCTTTGGCCATTAAATACGGTTTTAAACGCTTTTTAAAATCGGCAAACGCCGTGCCGTTTTGCTGCGCGGATTCGATGGCGTCTTTGACTTCGGCAAGCATATCCGCGTCCATCATCTTGGCGACGGTAAAGGCAAGGCTGTGCTGATACAACCATACGTCGTAATGGCTGAATCCGGGCAGGATTTTCTTAGCCTTGAAATGCTCGAAAGCGGCTTTATCGACTAAGCCGGAGAAGTTGTATTCAATCCCGTCCATCGTCCGCTCCGTCCGCCCAAGCCGAAAGGCCGTCTGAAACCAAACGCTGAATCAAAAGATTATCGCCTTTGCCCAAATCAAGTTCCGACAGCTTCGCCTCAAATTCGGCGTAGTCTTTGCAGCTTTCCAACAAACCCAACACCGCTTCCATCTTCGGTCGGGTAATGGCCTGTTCTGCCGTATCGGGCGCGTTACGGGCAAGACCGTCTGAAAGGCGCAGGCTCATTTTCACATCCGTTTGCTGCGGCAGGGCGGGAAGTTCACGCAGTTTAAAATGCGATTCTTCAAAGCCCAGCACGTCGCGGTAGTATTCTTCGGTCAATACCAGCTGCCCGGCGTCAAGGTACATTTTGTCGCGCTCGGCACGGGTTTTGTCTATCCGCACCTCGTCTTCAAACTCGAACCACACGCCTTTCGGTGCATGAATCGGCCTGCCGTAGGCATTGTTGACCATGACGGCGGCGTCGACGAAATGCTGGGCGGCACGGGAGAGCATGACCAGATAGGAGGCGATGCGTTCGGCACGGTTGTTTTCTTCGGTTTCCTGCGCGGCGCGGCTGCCGGTCTCAAGGTCGCTGGTCTTGACCTTGCCCAGCAGGGTTTTTTGGATGCGGGCGTTGGCGAGGTTTTCCAGCCGTTTGAAGGCCTGGCCGTCTGCGGTGTTTTGCAGGATTTTGATGTCTTCGTCCACGCCCACGGAGGCCGCGCCGCCGCCCATGAAGCGCATGAGCCGCCTCATGAAGCCGTCGTGTTCTTCTTCGCTGTCGCCGTGGATTTTGGCCACGATGTAGGGCTGGGCGTAGCGGGTGATGAATTGGGCGGCGAAAACGAAGCCTTTGCTCCTGAGGGCGGCGGGGGCGTACAGGCGGGCGGCGGCGGCCTCTCCGGCGGGGTTGGACGAGGTGGCGCGGTGAGTGAGGAAGAGGTACATGAGGACGGTGTCGCACTCTTCTTCGCCCGATGCGCCGAGGTAGGTCAGGCCGCCGTCGCGGCGGGGGCGGAAGCGGTCGAGTTCCCCGCGTTTGTTGGCGATTTGGGCGATGCTGATGCTGTCCCCGTCCTGCGCGTAGACGTAGCGTGCCACACCGTAGCCGTTGAGCCGCGCATCGAGGACGGTTTCGGCCAGCGCACCCATGTGCCGTTTGAGCATTTTCCAGAGGCGGTCTTTGTCGTCTTCTGACAGGCCGTCGCCGTACAGCCGCCACGGTTTGGCCAGCATGGCGGCGCGCAGGTCTTCCATGCAGGCGGCCGCCTCGTCGTCGGAATAGACGGTTTCAAAGGCTTTTTTCCTGTCCACGCCCAGCCTTTCCAGCAGGATGTCGTTGCCCACGGTGTCGGCAAACAGGCCGTCCAGCGCGTCTTCGGCGGCGGTTGTCAGTCGGTTTAGGGCGGCGTGCCGCTTTTTGTTTTTGATTAGTCCGAACATTGTCGTTCTCCGTTTAAAAAAGGGGTTCTATGGGGATGTCGTATGGCCGCAGTACGCCGGCGCGGGCGGCAAACAGTTCGTTGAAGGCGCGGGAGAGCGCGTCGATTTGGTCGTCGTGCGCGCCGTTGGGGAAGAGTTCCATTTCGCGCCTCAGGGCGGCGGTGTCCCATGCGCCGTCCTCCAATATCAGGACGTTGCCGGCGTTTACCTGCGCCGCGAACGGTTCGGCGCGCGTAACTTTGTCGCCCGATTCGGGGCTGGTGCCGACGGGGAAGCCCGCCAGTTGGCGCGTGAGGTATAGGACCTGCGATTTACCCGCCTGCCCAGGGTCTTGCGGGATGGAGATTTTTACGCCGCGCCCGTCCGATACGGCGGCGTTTTTCAGCAGTGCGTCGCGCTCGTCCGCCGCGTACCGCCCGCGTGCGATGTGGGCGATGATGAAGCGTCCGTCTGGCAGCCTGCCCAGTTTCGCACCGGCGGTGTAGTCGCCGCCGTCTGCCGTGGAGGCAAAGTCCCAGCCGCGCACCCAGCGGATTTTCCCCGACGGTAGGGCTTCTACAGCCGTGAGGCGGTGCGGTTTGAACAGGCCGCCCTCCGCAGGTGCCGGACGCTGCATGTACTGCCCGGCGAAAACGTACGGCGCGGCCTCTTCCATGCGCCTCAAGGTCTCGATATCATGTTTTTCAGGCCATAAGGCCGTGCCGTCTTCCCGTATGGCGGGCAGGCAGAGGTGTTCCCATTCTTCGCCGTTGCCGCCGTCAAGCAGCCAGCCCGCCAAGTCGTTCTCGTGCAATCGCTGCATGATTAGGATAATCGGCGTATCGGGGCTGTTTTTCCGTGATTCCAGCGTGTTTTGAAACCAGTCGATGACGTTTTGCCGCCTGACCTGGCTTCGCGCTTCGTCGGCCTTCGACGGATCGTCGATAATGACGCACCCGCCGAATCCTTCGCGGTGTTTGCCCGCGCCGAAGCCGGTAATCGTACCGCCGACGCCCGTTGCATACATCACGCCGCCTGCGGTCGTCTTCCAATGATGACTGCTCTCGCTTGCCAACGCGAAATCGGGAAATATCGCGCGGTACTCTTCGTGCTGCACAAGATTCCGAATCTGCACGGAGTTGTTGACGGCCAGCGTTGCCGAATAGCTTGCGTGAATAAACTCGCAATCCGGCACGCGCCCCATCGCCCACGCGATAAAGTTCACGACCGCGATTTCCGTTTTCGAGTAGCGCGGCGGAATATTGATAATCAGGCGTTTCGTTTCGCCGTTGAAAACACGTTCCAGCGCGTCGCAGATTAGGGCGTGATGCCGTGCCACCATCCACGGATAGCCGCGCCGCGCGTAAAACATGTTCAGCGTGAACACATACAGGCTCTCATGCGAGGCCGTACGCAGTACCGCCCGTTTTTCTTCCTCCGTAAAACTCATCCCGTAATCTCTTTTAAGGCTTCGGACAATGCGCCCTGAAAGTCCTCTTTTGACATCCTCAATTCGCGCGGCGGCGTCATGCTGCCGTCGGAAGATATATTGTCGACGACGACCTTGTCGCTCCAGCCCGCCCGCGCCTTCAGGAAAAAGATAATCGCCGTCGTGTTGCCCTCCCTGCACTGCTCGAACAGCTTGTTGGTTACAACTTCAATCCCTTTGGCGCGCCCCCTTTTTATAGCGGCTTCAAAATCTTCACTTTCTTTCTTCCGCGCATAAAAAGACGTTTCTCCAATCCCCAGCGCGTCCGCAATCTGCGCATGCGTCAAACCCTGCGCCGCCAAATCTTCCACCCTGCCCAAGTCTATTTCTTTTTTTTTCGCCATATCATTCCCATCCGCCGAACAAATCACCCTGCCGCGCCTCGTCGGCAATCTTCAAAATATCCCAAACCCTGCGGGCGGTCAGCCCGTAATCCCGCGCAATCCTGTTAGCGGCACTGCGGGCGGTCATGCCCGCGCCGGTGTAGTGGTCGAAATCGCGCCGCATCATACCGTCGCGCACCGCCGCCAAGGCTTTGGCGCACTTGGGCACGGACAGCCTGCCGTACCTGCCGTACGTTTTGCCGATGCGCAAGGCCGCTTCCCGTCCGACCTGCCCAGCCAGCCATTCCTGCGACTCCCTGCCCTGCGGGGTCGCCCCCATGGTGACGGGTATCACTGTGCCGCCGAAGCGGCGCACCAGCGTCAGGGCGGCCTCCGTACCGGCCACCGCAATCAATTCCAACACCGAATCGGGAAGCAGGTGCGCGAACTCCCCGAAACCGTCTTCTTCCGTCAGAAACCCCATTCAACCCCTCGTCCCGATTAACCCTTTTTCATGCAACAAAACCAAAGTCCGCATTACGCCTTCGGCGAAGGCCGTCTGAATTTCCCCTTCCGCGCAATCCGCCTTCAACCGCCCGTCGGCCAGATCGTGACAGCGCGAACAGGCATATCCGACTGCATCGCTTCCTGTTTCATTGCCCCTCCAACTGTCTGCCGCCACTCTAATACAAGTCCTGAAAAATCAAGTGTAACTGTAAAATTTAGTAAAGTATCAGGCAAAACAAAAGCAGCCCGAAGGCTGCTTGAGGTTGTCTGAAAATCAGATCGAATTAAGCAA